GTGTCCGCGACCGGGTCTGGCAACATCGTGGCGCAGATCTGCGAGCGGCAGTAGACGATGACGGCGCTTGGCCTCCGGTCCGGCAGTCGGCTCGGCTTCGGCTCGAAGCGACGACGAGTGGGGTCGACCGAATCCCCACCCGAATCGCCGGATCAGATCAGCTCCCTGGTGTTCTGGTATGACGCCGAACTCAGCCCGACGATCGAGACCGGCGGCGCGATCGAGCGCTGGGACGATCTGAGCGGCAACGACAATCATGCCAATCAGATCGCAAGTGACGAGCGCCCGCTCAAGGTGACCGATGGCGGGGGTCGCGACGTGCTTCGGTTCGACGGCGTCGACGATACGCTCGCGATCGCCGCCCCCCCCGATCTCGCGGCCGGTGTCAGCCTGTTCATGGTGTTTGCGATACGCACCCGAAGCGACTTTTCCGGCATCGTCTCTGTGGCTGCCGCGACGGGCGTCGACCACGAGGGGTTCTTCACTCTGCAGAACGCGAGTGCGACGAGTGGCCAGTTTCAATGGCTAGGTCGCTCCGCCGAAGCGGACCCTCTGCTGATCCAGCGCAATGATGGCGGCTCAATCGGGCTCGCTGTTCTGTCCGCCGGCGGCGGCAACGCAATCTTCCAGGACCTCGAAGGTCAAGGCGCCGACAGCTACGACGGACCATTCGCAATCCCTGCCCAGATCATCCTGGGCGGGCACTACGATGACGGCACCTTCGGTTACGCAGCCGTCGACATCTACGAGTTAGGCCTCTACGCCCGCGCCTTGACCGTGGGCGAGCGGGCCGCGGTCTATGGCTACCTGAAAAACAAATACGAGTTGTGAGTATGGCTGATCGCACACCCCAGGAATTCGGCGGGCTGCCGGATGGCATGACCGACAGCACGGTCGCGATCCAGGCGGCCGTCGATGCCGCCGGTTCAGCCGGCGACGATCTCGTGATCGCCGGTGGCGTCTTCTGCACCAGCGGCCAGCTCAACTGCCCTCACGACGGCTTGAGAATCAGAGGCGACGGAACGATCAAGGCGATCGCGGGTACCGGCGCCTGGTCCCCCGGCGCGACCATGCTCGAGATTACCGGAACCGGCGTGATGGTCGACGGTGACGGCCTGACCCTCGATCAGAACGCCGTGATCCCGAACGGCGACAGCCTCCGCGCCATCGGGGCGACCGGACTGATGATCGCGGGCGTGGTCTCACGCCGCACGCAGCGATCATTCCTACTTCTGGGAGACGATTGCACAGACGTGCTGCTGACCGGCATCGACCACCAGGGTGGTGGCCACGGCCTTTTCGTGCCCGATCCCGTCGGACTTGCTCGGATCACGGTTCGCGACAGTCTGTTCGAGCACGCCGGAACCGGCCCCGCCGGTGACGGCATCTCGTTCAACTGCGCTACGCATGGTGGCGAGGACGTGCACCTTGTCGGGGTGGTGACACGCGGCTACATCGGCGAGTCGGTCGGACATGGGACCGGGTATGGATTTGCCCGCGTGACCAACGCGCAAGTGCTCGGCTGCATTGCCGAGAACTGCGAGAGTGACGGCTTCCGCTGGCAGCAGCAGAGCAACGACGGCGTGGCTTTCGACTGCCGTGCGCTGGGTTGCGGCCGGCCGGATCACGCCAGCGATGGCGGCTCCGGTTTCATCGTCTATGACTCCAGCCGCTGGCATGGGGAGAGCCTCCTCGCCCTCGACTGCTGGTACCATGGCATCGCGTTGAGCGGACAGAACAGCGCATCCCATCCGGCCGACAGTACTGTCTTCCGTTGCAGTGCGCTCGATGTCGGGCGTGACTGCTTCCACTTCACAGCCCAGGCCAGCGCAACCATCAACAGCTGCCATGCGCGCGATGCCTCACGCAACGATGCCGGCGTCTATGCGGCCTATCACCTGGCCAGGCAAGGTGGCGCCACGCTCGAGAATCTGAACTGCACGGGCGCCAACAATACGGTCACCTCGACCGGCGCCACCAATTCGCTCGGCGACACGGTTGTCCGTCCCGCGAGCGTCAGTTGTGTGATCAATGGCGTAAGCGGCGGCGCCGCCGTGGCTCGCGTGACTGAGGCTGGTGTCATCCGCGTCACGGAGTCCGGTGAAGAGCGCCTTCTGGAGGCGGCATAGCCGCCGGGCAACGACGTCAAGACGCCGGGCGGATACGTCCGGCGGCTTTCTCGGTCTGAGCAGCGGATCAACCCGTGCCTCGGCGCGGGCCCGCTCGAGCTCAGCCCGCCGAGGTGGAGCGCATCCATCTAGACCGCGGCCCGCGAAACAGAGGTGGAGTGGCCAAAGCGCACCACCGCTCAAGCGGACCAACCGCGCGTCGTCTCTCGGTTCAACTTCACGGAGGGACGAACGTGTCCACCACAATCGACCAAGCGTTCATCAAGCAGTTCGAGGAGGAAGTCCACCAGGCCTATCAGCGGATGGGCTCGAAGCTACGCGGCACCGTTCGGGTCAAGAACGGTGTCAGGGGCAGCACCACCGTCTTTCAGAAGGTCGGCAAGGGTAGCGCCTCAACCAAGGCACGGCACGGCAAAGTGCCGGTCATGAACATCGACCACACGCCGGTCGAATGCCAGTTGCAAGACTTCTATGCCGGTGACTGGGTCGATCACCTGGACGAGCTCAAGATCAATATCGACGAGCGCCAGGTGCTCGCCAATGCCGGTGCCTTCGCTCTCGGCCGCAAGACCGACGAGCTGATCATTGCCGGTCTTTCCAATACCACCACGACCGCTGGCGCCGGCACTGATGGCCTGACCAAGGCAAAGGTGCTCGAGGCCTTCGAGCTGCTCGGCGACAAGGACGTGCCGGACGATGGCCAGCGCTTCGCAGTGATCGGTTGGAAGCAGTGGTCGGAGCTGCTGCAGCTACCGGAGTTCGCCGACGCCGACTTCGTCGGCCCGGATGAGCTGCCGTGGCGCGGCACCCAGGCAAAGCGCTGGCTCGGCACCCTCTGGTTGCCGCATTCGGGCCTGGAGCTGGTCGCCGGTGTGCGCAGCTGCTTCTGGTACCACCGCAGCGCGATTGGCCACGCCATCGGTCAGGAAGTCACCACCGATGTGACCTGGCATGGCGATCGTGCCGCTCACTTCGTCGCCAACTCGATGAGCCAGGGCGCACGCCTGATCGATGCCGACGGCGTCATCGAGATGCCCTGCCTGGAGAGCTAAATCATGGCCTTCAACTCCAACAACCTCAGTGCGCTCGCCTACGCCAACGGGTTTACCCTGTGGCACTACAAGAGCCCTGACCTAGCAGCGAACATCGATACGGCGGGGTACTTCAACAACGCCGCGGCGATGCTTCGCGTGGGCGACTTCATCATGGCCAACGTCAACATCAACGGTGCGATCCAGAGCGGTGTGTTCATCGTGAAGACGAATAGCGGAAGCGTCGTGAACGTGGCCAACATCGCGGATCTGGGCCCGCTCGACACCGACTAGCCATCCCGCGTCTGCGGCCCGGACCGCTCTCGCGAGCGCATCGGGACCCTCATCAGGCCGGTCGGAGCAGCATCCAATCGCTTCGACCGGCCTGCTCCTTCCGCATCCGGGCCGGCAACCAGCCGCCACCCGGCGGGCGACATCCACGGGAGACGGTCATGTCGAAACTGGTCACGACTGCGCTGTTGATTTCGATCGTTCTGATGCCGGTGGCCAAGCTCGCTGCCGAGATGAAGGCGGAAAGGCAGATCTGCCCTGGAATCGCCGTTACCCGGTTCGAGGAGCAGCTTCCGAGCCGCGTCCAGCGCTATGCTTTCGAGCAAGCCCTCTTGAAGCCGTTCGTTGAGCTGTGGCGATCGGGCAATCGGCCCAATCTTCCGGCAAGGCCCGAGCGCGTCATGGTCTATTCGGTGCCGGGCAAGCCGTTTCTCGTCGGATACCAGAGCGGAGCCTGCGTGATCGCTTCTCTCTCCGTGGAGCGTGAGCGGCTCTGGCGATGGCTGGGACCGCGAATCGGCTGGACCGTCTGACGCGACTCTCGATTCCCACTACTCGGATTCAGCTTGAAGGACCGCAGGTCATGGCTCTCAGCAGCATCGAGCTTTGCTCAAGTGCCCTCGTCAAGCTCGGCGCGGAAAGCATCAGCTCGTTCGATGACGGCAGTGCCGAAGCTCGCGTGGCCTCGCGCCTTTATCCACTATTGCGCGACGCGCTGCTTTCCACCCATCCTTGGTCGTTCGCGACCCGGCAGACGGAGCTTGCTCGGCTGACTGATGCGCCCACAACCCCGTTTGAGTACGCCTACCAGCTGCCGAACGACTTCCTGAAGGCTCTGTCGGCAGGAAATGGCGGTCGTGGTCGGGGGCTCGTCTACCAGCTCGTCAACCGGCAAGTTCATACCGATGCCGAGTCGGTCCTTCTCACCTATGTGTTCCGCCCCAGCGAAGGCGACTTTCCCGCCTACTTCAACGCGGCGCTGGTCGCACGGCTGGCGGCCGAGTTCTGTCTTCCATTGACCGAGAACTCCAGTCGTGCCGAGCGCTTGTCACGCCTGGCCGAGGCGGAACTCAAGGTCGCGAAGCTCGTCGACAGTCAGCAGGATACGCCTCCCAGGGTTGAGGATTTCACTCTGATCAGGGCGCGCAGCCAATGACCCGGGCTTTCCTGACGCAGACCAACTTCTCCTCTGGCGAGCTCGATCCACGGCTGCTGGGGCGTACGGATCTCAAGTCTTATGAGAACGGCGCGGCGAAGCTGCGCAATGTCGTTGTCGACACCACCGGCGGCGCGCGACGTCGTCCCGGCACCGCCTATCTCGCAACGCTGCAGGGTCCAGGCCGCCTGGTCGGCCTCGAGACCGGTCCCGCTGAAGCCTATCTGCTGGCGTTCTCCAACTTCCGGGTCGACATCTACCGTGATGGCACTTGGCGGGCGATGCTCGCAAGCCCCTGGCAGGATGTGCAGCTTGCCCAAATCACCTGGGCTCAGTCGGATGACAGTCTGCTGGTTGTCCATCCGGATCTGCCGCCCCAACGCCTGAAGCGCGAAGGCGATGCCGTTTGGAGCATCGACGAGTGGCGCTTCGCGGAAAAGGATAACGGAGCCATTAGCGCGCCCTTTGCACGCTTCGCTGAGGCCGACGTCCAGATCCAGGCGTCCGGCACGAGCGGCTCGATCACCCTGACCACATCGACACCCTATTTCGTCGCGCAACACCTCGGCACTCGGCTCCGGATCGGAGGCAAGCAGGTCGAGCTGACCAACGTCCAATCAGCCACAGTGGCGAACGGTTTGGTGATCCAGACGCTCGCCAGCACCGCTCCTACCACGGATTGGGACGAACTCGCGTTCAGCGACGCGCGCGGCTGGCCGGTGGCGGTGACGTTTCACCAGAACAGGATGGTGATCGGCGGCTCGCGGGATCAGCCCAACTCCCTGTGGCTCTCGAAGTCGGGCCGGTTCTTCGACTTCGACACGGGTGAAGGCCTCGATGATGAAGCCATCGTCTTTCGACTTGCCGCAAACGACGATCCGGCGATTCGAGCGCTGGTGTCGGGGCGCAACCTGCAAGTCTTCACAAGCGTCGGCGAGTGGGTCGTCACCGGCGACCCGTTGACTCCGACGAATCTCCAGGTCGAACAGCACAGTCGAATCGGCTCGCCTCGGGATCGCCAAGTGCCACCGAGAGATGTTGACGGCGCAACGTTGTTCGTCGCACGCAGCGGCCGTGAGATTCGAGAGTTTCTGTTCACGAGCATCGAGGACGCCTATCAGGCCACGGATCTGGCGTTGTTGGCCAGGCATCTCGTCGTGAACCCGGTCGATCAGGATTTCGACCACGGCCGTCGATTGTTTCTGGCTGCGATGGCGGATGGCTCGCTGGCGACGATCGCGATCTACCGCAACGCTGACATCGCCGCCTGGAGCCTCCAGGAAACCGCGGGTCGGGTGCTCTCGGTCGCCGTCGTCGACGGTCAGACGATGCTGCTCGTCGATCGGGCAAACGGTGTGTTCATCGAACGCCTGGACGACTCGTTCTTCGTGGATTCCGGGCTGCATTTCAGCCAGTCGGATCCGGCCCAGGCATGGCAGGGTTTCGGCCACCTTGAAGGCCAGAAGGTTGCGGTCATCGCCGACGACCTGGTCGTCGAGCAAGCCACGGTGAGCGGAGGCCAGATCGTCCTGAGCGCGCCGGCCCGCAAACTCGTAGCCGGTCTGCCCTACACCCACGTCATCGAGCCGATGCCGGCGGTCATGGCGCCGGGCCGCTCGGTAGGCCAGGATCCGACCTATCGGCCGGTTCGGATCACCCTGCGGCTCCTCGCAACGCAGAGCCTCCAGATCGATACCGGGAATGGCCTGCAGGAGGTGCCGCTGCACGAGGTCGGCAGCGGCCCCATGGACCGCAACCCCGCTCCGTTCACGGGCGACCGCTCGGTGCGCGCGCTCGGTTGGCGACGCGGCGCGGAGCAACCACCATGGCGGATCGAGCAGTCGACACCCTTGCCCTGCACACTGCTCTCTGCAACCACGGAAGTGAAGGTGAACAGCTGATGGGTGCTCTTAGCAGCCTGGCCACGACCGGTCTCAATCTCGCGCTCGCCCAGCAGGCGGCCGGGCAGCAGT